ACCCTATGGTGGTTTGACCCAACATCAGACTTTGGGTTATCAGTGCTTAATAAGGTTTCGCTAAATCACGCAGCAAAATCAATGTGATGCGCGAGGCTTTCTTTTTTGCAGCCAATGCGCTACAATAAGCACCACAGCATACGGGACGCGAAAGCACCGGAAAGGCGATGTTACGATGAAAAGCAAAACTGAATTTCCAGACTATAAAAAGCTGCCTGTGGCCGATTTGGTCCCTTATGCGCGAAACAGCCGCACACACTCACCGCAGCAAGTTGACAAGATTGCAGCCAGCATTCGTGAGTTTGGCTTTCTCAATCCAATCATTGTCGATGGGCGCAATGGTATCGTGGCGGGGCATGGGCGCGTCCTAGCAGCGCAGAAGCTGGGCCTGTCAGAGTTGCCAGTGATTGATGCAAGCCACCTCAGCGAGGCGCAGAAGCGGGCCTATGTCATCGCAGACAACCGCTTGGCGCTTGATGCAGGGTGGGACAACGAAATGCTGAAGATCGAACTGCAAGACTTGGAAGTAGATGGGTTTGACTTGTCGCTAACGGGTTTTGAGTTGGACGAAATTGGCGACCTGTTGGCGGAACCCATAACTGGCTTGACGGACGAAGATGCCGTGCCGGAAGTGCCAGTGGTTGCTGTGACGGTCGAGGGTGACGTTTGGCTGCTTGGGCGGCATCGGCTGATGTGCGGGGATAGCACCAGCATTGATGCGGTGGACAAGCTGATGGCTGGGCAAAAGGCGGATATGGTTTTCACCGACCCGCCTTATGGCATAGATTTTGCGCCCCAGCGAGGAACGCATGGCAAGATATTGAATGATGCGCTTAGTGGCGAAGCATTTGACAACTTCCTTGACGCTGTTTTCTCTTGCGCTTTTTCCGCAATGAAGCCTGACACTTATGCCTTCGTCTGGACTGGTTGGTCCAAAATAGGCGCATTTGAGCGAGCGTTGCAAAAGCTGTTTAAAATTCAAGCAATGCACATCTGGGTCAAAAACAATTTTGGCATTGGCTACTATTCGCGCCCAAAGCACGAACCTTTCTACCTTTGCCTAAATGGAAAACCCGTTTACCCAGCAAACGCTCCAGCGGATGTTTGGGAAGCCAAGAAAGTTCACAAAACGATTCATAGTTGCGAGAAGCCAGTGGATTTGATTGTAGACATTCTGGACACTTATCATAAAAACAGCACAGTGCTTGACCTTTTCGGCGGCTCTGGATCAACCTTGATTGCTTGCGAAAAAACCGCCCGCGACTGCCGTATGATGGAACTCGACCCAAAGTATTGCGATGTGATCGTGAAGCGCTGGCAGGACTTCACTGGGCAGGAAGCAACGCTAGACGGCACAGATGAAACATTTGCCGCGCTTACGTCCAAGAGGATAGCAGCATGAGCCGTAACCCACATGAACCAAGCAAAGAGAGTCGGCAGCTGGTCAAGCTACATGCAACCATCGGCACAACACAGGTCATCATTGCAGACATCCTTGGCATCGATGTCAAAACGCTGACAAAGTATTACAGGACCGAACTGGATCAGGCTGTGGCGCAGGCTAACGCATCCGTGGGTGGTGCGCTGTTTAACAAGGCCAAAGGTGGGGATACGACCGCCATGATCTTCTGGATGAAAACCCGTGCAGGCTGGCGCGAAAAGCATGACGTTGATCTGACAAGCAACGGTGGTCCGCTGACAATCCAGTGGAAAAATGCCGACAATTGAAATCCCGTATGCGCCGCGCAAGCAGCTTCAGGCGTTCCATAATCGCACAGAGCGGTTTGCTTGCATTGTGGCTCACAGGCGCTTTGGTAAGACAGTCGGGGCGATCAACGACCTGATCCGATCAGCAATCACAACGAAGCGGGAGAGTGTGCGCTGCGGTTACATTGCGCCATACTATAATCAAGCCAAGGCCATCAGCTGGGATTACATCAAACACTTCACAGCGCCGATCCCCGGCATGTCTTACAACGAGAGCGAGCTTAGGGCAGACTTCCCCAATGGCGCTCGTATCAGGCTATTCGGCGCAGACAACTATGACGCCATGCGCGGGCTGTATTTTGACGATGTGGTGCTAGACGAACCCGCAGATTTCCCCGCCAATGCGTGGCCCACAGTCATCCGCCCGGCGCTTGCAGATCGACAGGGCCGCGCCACGTTTATCGGAACGCCCAAGGGCAAGAACGAGTTCTGGGAAATCTACGACAAGGCCACACGCGATCCGAATTGGTTTTCGCTGGTGCTTCCCGCATCGCAGACAGGCGTCCTTCCCCAAATCGAACTTAATGATGCGCTAAAGACCATTGGCCCAGACCGCTACGATCAAGAGTTTGAATGCAGCTTTGAGGCGGCTATCATCGGGGCTTACTACGGCCAAGAAATGAAGAAAATGACTGCGGACAAGCGCATTCGCAACGTGCTGCACGAACCGCAAGTGGGTGTCGTGACATCGTGGGATTTGGGCATGGATGACACGACATCCATTATCTTCGCCCAGTTTGTCGGCAACGAGGTGCGGATCATCGACCACATCGAGGACAGCGGGCGGGGGCTGGCCTATTACGCCCGCCTGCTGTCGGACAAGCCTTACACCTACACGGCCCACATACTGCCCCACGATGCCCGTGTGCGTGAACTTGGCAGCGGTATATCCCGCATTGAGACGCTTGAAGGCTTGGGCATTCGCAACATTACAATTGCGCCAAATATCCCGATTGAGGACGGCATTCAGGCTGTGCGGAATGGATTGGCTAGAACGTATATCCACGAAGGGCAAACACGCCTGATCGAAGCGCTGCGGCAGTATCAGCGCGATTGGGACGAGCGGTCAAAGACATGGCGATCTAAGCCAAAGCATGACCACACATCACACACGGCTGACAGCCTGCGTTATTTGTTCGTGGGCTATCGTCCCGTGGATGATGATTGGAACACCCCAATCAAGCGGAACTTAAAGGGGTTTGCCTAGCGTGATGCCTACAGATGTGCTAATGTGCCGCAACCCACATCGAAAGCTGCATCTATGGCGATTGAAGACCTCCGCGTAATTGGCAACGTGCTGTATGAGCGGCGCTCGGATGGGCTGCTTTATCCTGTCCGCCAAGTAGCGAGCCAAGCCCCAGCACAAAGTCAACCACAAGCACCTCAAGGCTTGCTTTCTGGCATTCCAGAACTTGGGCGCATGGTTAATAAACTTGGTCTTCTTAATCAGACATTCAACCCTGTTGAAGGCATCGGCCAGTCAATGGATGCGTCTCAGCGCATGTTTGCGCCCGATACATCGGCAATGGACCGTGTAACCGCGTTAGGTGAGATGCTGTCAGGGGTTGCGGGTGTCACGGCCCCTATAGGCGCTGCTGTCCGCGCTGGGACGCCTGCCGCTGTAGCGTTGATGGAAGGCTTGCTGGGCGGTTCCCCTACCGTGGCCGCTGCGAGAGATACCGCCCGCGCTGCTGGCCGTGGGTTTGTTGAGCGCATGAACCAGCCCGGTCCTGTGCCGACGATGGGGTCGAACCTTGGCAACCTGTTGGGTGACGCTCTACCAGCCCAAGTCGCATCATCTGAACCAAGCAAGATTAGCCTACTTCACAGTTCTCCGCATGATTTTAATCGTTTTAGCATGAGCCAAATTGGCACAGGTGAGGGCGCTCAAGCGTATGGGCATGGTCTATACTTTGCAGAAAGCCCCAGCGTAAGCGGGCGCGGCGGTGATTATTGGAAGCAGTTTTTTAACAAAATGCCATCTGGGCCAGAACGAACAGCAACGGGCGCAATGTATGCCAACAAATTTGATCCAGAAAAGGCTGCGTCACAACTTGAGGCAAACGTGCGCTATCACGCTGATCGTGCAAAGCCCGGAAAATATGCTGATGGACCAGAAGTTGAGGAAGGAAATCGGCTTCTTGCCGAAGAAAACCAACAGGCTTTGGACATGATTAGGTCAGGACAGATTGTTGGTCCCCGCACCTATGAGGTCAACATCAATGCCGACCCCAACGCTTTCCTTGATTGGGACAAGCCGCTGAGTGAGCAACCAGAAGTTGCAAGTTTGCTAGGATATTCAGATGCAGCGCGGATTGCCGCTGATAGAAAAAAACTTTATGGTCAGTTTTCTGCCCCAAAATCGTTAGAATATGAAGATTTGTTTGGGCCTCTTTCTGCTAACGAAAAAGCCGCAGCACAACAATTATCTGCAATGCCAGAGCCGTGGAATGAAATGACCGGCAGAGACGCATGGTTTAGAGCATCAAAGCGAAAATATGTTGTTGAAGGTCCAGACGGTCGACTTGGCCCCGGTGGGAACACATACGAAGAGGCTCTTCAGGTTGCTGGCGGAGATGCAAACAAGGTTCGCACAATGTCTGATCCCGCTGCTCCTGCAAGGGCTGAATTTATGCGCGAAGCCGGCATTCCCGGCATCAAGTATTTAGACCAAGGCTCACGGGGTGCTGGTGCTGGATCTCGCAACTACGTTGTCTTCGACGAAAAGCTAATCAGCATCGTGCGCAAGTATGGCATCGCTGGGGCAGCGGCTATGTTGGGCGTCAGCGCTGTTGACGTTGAGGAAGCTATGGCGCGGGGCCAGCAGCAGCCACCGCAGGGTCTGCTATCAATGGGTAGCAAATAACGCAAATTTGAGCTATGGTCCAAACCAACCGGGAGCAACAGCAATGAAAAAGCCGACCAAAGCCGAAGCCAAGATCGCCAAAGTGATGGGCGAGTTTAAGGCTGGCACACTGCACGCCGGTGTAGATCCGAAAGGCCCCAAGAAGGCCGCCACTGTTACCAACCGCAAGCAGGCTGTTGCAATCGCACTCTCACAAGCAGGAAAAGGACGTAAGAAATGAAGAAACCAACTCCGAAGTTTACGCCGTGCAAAGGTTGCCCGAACCCAGCCAAGTGCAAGGCTATGGGTAGCTGCATGATGAAGGGCAAGAAGTAATGGGTGGCGGTCTTTACGCAAACATCGCTGCCAAGAAAGCCCGCATCAAGGCTGGATCGGACGAGAAGATGCGGAAGCCCGGCACTAAGGGCGCTCCAACTGCGGCTGCGTTCAAGGCATCAGCCAAGACTGCAAAGAAGCCAAAGTGATGCCAAAGACGCCCGCATGGCAGCGATCCGAGGGAAAGAACCCAAGTGGCGGCTTAAATGCCAAGGGCCGTGCGTCTGCCAAGGCCGAGGGAATGAACCTCAAACCCCCAGTTAAGACCGGGGATAATCCGCGCCGAGCATCATTTTTGGCGCGGATGAGCGGCAATGACGGGCCTGAACGCGATAAAGATGGAAAACCCACGCGATTGCTGTTATCACTGAACGCATGGGGCGCAAGTAGCAAATCTGACGCCAAGGCTAAAGCCAAGGCCATCTCGGCCCGCAACGAGGCAAAGAAGAAATGACCATATCGACATACGCCTTGCTGAAGTCGGTTATTGCAGATTTCGTCAACCGCGAGGATTTGACCAGCGTCATTCCTACGTTCATCGCACTTGCTGAAGCCGATATGCAGCGCAAGGTGCGTCATTGGCGTATGGAAGAGCGATCAACTGCCCAGCTTGATACGCAGTTCTCAGCCATTCCCGCAGATTGGGCGGAGACGATCCGCTTTTACCTGACCACGGGTGAGACATCGCGGCTAGAGTTGATAAGCCAAGCGGAACTGATCGACCGCAAGCAGCGTGATGGCAACGTGACAGGTCGCCCGTATTACTACGCCATGACAGGTTCGCAGTTTGAACTCTATCCCGTGCCTGACGGAACCTATGCTGGCGAGTTGGTCTATTTCGCAAAAATCCCTGCGCTGTCTGATGCGGCTACGACAAACTGGCTGCTGACAAACGCACCTGACGCGTATCTCTATGGCGCATTGCTGCATTCAGCGCCTTACCTCAAGGACGATGCCCGCATCCAGCTTTGGGCAGGGCTGTATCAATCTGCAATCGACGGCTTGAACATATCTTCAGAAGATGCGCGGCACAGCGGAACGGGCCTGCGTATGAAAATCAGGAGCATCTGATGTCACTAACAAACTCTTTCGAAACCAGCGTCCTAACATATCTGCTGACCACTGGAACGGCTTCGCCTGTTCGCCCCACAGTTTGGTATCTCGGCCTGTTCACAGCAGCGCCCGGGGAAGCTGGTGGCGGCACTGAACTTTCTGGCAACGGATACGCCAGACAGGCCATTACATTCACAGTGAGTGGCGACACGGCATCTAACAACGCAGCGCTTGAATTTCCAACGGCAACTGCAAGCTGGGGAACCATCACGGATGTTGCGGTGTTTGATGCTTTGACAACTGGCAACATGATTGCATATGCAACGCTGACAGCTTCCAAAGTTATCGACACAGGCGATGTTCTGCGTCTACCCACAAACGACCTTGACATCACACTGACCTAAAGGGGATTGCTGTGGCGGTCTATCGCACAGGCTTTGGCACTGGCGCTTATGGCGTAAGGGTCTTTGGGCTTGATGGAAACATTGCCGATGCGAGTGCAGTAGCTTCTGCGTCTGTTAGCGTTTCTGCGGCGGCACAGCGTATTCAGAACGTATCCGCTACGGCTTCCATCGTAACCTCAACGGCGACCGCTGCTGTCAGGTCGCGTGA